GAGCAGAGTCTGCTGCGCCACATCGCCGCGCGCCTCGGCCTGAGCTACGAGCAGTTCTCGCGCGACTACACCCAGACCAACTACAGCTCGGCCCGGGCCAGCATGCTGGAGACCTGGAAGTTCATGCAGGGTCGCAAGAAGACCTTTGCTGACCGCCAGGCGACCGAGATGTACGTACTCTGGCTGGAGGAGCAGATCCAGCGTGGGGAGGTGCCGTTGCCTCGGGGCATGGACCGGTTCAGCTTCTATCAGGGCTTGAACCGTGAGGCATTCTGTCGCTGCACTTGGATCGGCGCTTCCCGCGGCCAGATCGACGAGTACAAGGAAACCCAGGCTGCCGTGCTGCGCCTGCGCGCGGGCCTGAGCACCCACGAGGATGAGATTGCCCGCCTCGGCGGCGACTGGCGGGAAACCTTTGCGCAGCTCAAGCGCGAGCAGGTAGCCCGCCAGGGCTTGTCGCTGCCTGAGTTTGAAGCCAAGCAAGCGCCGGCCCCCGCGGGGCAGCAGGACCCCAATCTACAATCCGAGGCATGAGCACTCATTCGATCGCCGCAGTGGAAGCCTTGGCACGCCTTGGGCGCGAGCCGCTGGCTCTGGCTCCCGCGGGAGTCCCTGCGGCGCTGAGCACCCTCATGAGCATGGCGCGTGGAAAACCGCCCGAGGAAGCGGACTACGCCTTGGATTGCGCCGCCGTTTACGGCGTGACCACCAGCGACGAACGCCGGCCCTACACCTTCGACGCACAGTCCGGCGTGGCCTTCATCCCGGTGCGCGGCGTGCTGCTGAACCGATACAACGGCGCGTACAGCGATGTGACCGGCTATCAGGCGGTGCGCCGGATGTTCCAAGCGGCCGAAGCGGCGCATGACGTGCGCGGCATCGTGTTTGACCACAACAGCCCCGGAGGTGACGCTCAGGGCGTGTTCGAGCTGGCTGCGGAGATCCGCGCTGGCAAGAAGCCGACAGCCGCCATTGTTGACGCCAACAGCTACAGCGCGAGCTATGCCCTGGCGTCGGCCACCGACCGCATCTATGTGACGCCATCTGGTGGTGTGGGCTCGGTTGGGGTCTACACGATGCACGTGGACATGAGCAAGATGCTCGCGGACTATGGCGTCGATGTGACCCTGATCTTTTCTGGCGACCACAAGGTGGACGGAAACCCCTTCGAGCCGTTGCCCGACGACGTGCGCGGGGACATGCAGACCCGCATTGACGACCGCCGGCAGGAATTCGCCGCGCAGGTTGCGGCGGGGCGCGACATGACCCCCGAGGATGTCTTGGCCACCGAGGCGCGCACCTACAGCGCCGCGGACGCCGTGGCGATCGGATTTGCAGATGCAGTGATGGCCCCGCAGGAGGCCCTTGCTGACTTCGTCGGGCGTTTGCAGCAGCAGGCGTCCTCTTTCCTGGCAACCACCCAATCGGAGGCCCCCGTGGCAGACACCGAGATCGCCGCCACTGCTGCGGCTGCCGAGCGCGCCCGCGTCAAGGCCATCCAAGGCCACGAGGCGGCTTCTGCTCATCCCAAGCTGGCCAGCCACCTGGCCTACGACACCGACCTGAGCGCCGAGCAGGCGCAGGGCATTCTGGCGGCTGCGGCCCTGGACAAGCCCCCGGTCGCTGCCGCCCCGGCGGCCAACACGTTCCTCCAGGCCATGGGGACCTCTGCGGCGGGCACTGTGGGTGAGGGTCATTCCGACCAGTCCCACGAGGACCTGAGCGCCGCCCAGCTTGCGCTGGAGTCCCTCAGCCTGGCCACCGGCCGCAAGTTCAACAAGTGAGGCGCGCATGACCTACCCCGTTCTCGCGTCCGGCACGACCCCGCTGGACACTTACACCCCGACCCAACTGATCGTTGGCAGCTCGGATGTCATCACCAAGCCCTACACCATCACCCAGGCCGGCACTGCGCTGGCAGTTGGCACGGTGCTCGGCCAGATCACGGCCAGCGGCAAGCTGGTGCGCCACGAGACCACAGCGTCGGATGGCTCGCAGACCGCGGTGGCCATCCTGGCGGTCCCGCTGGCTTCCGCTACCGGCGACATCACTGCCCCGGTCTACGTGGCTGGCGAGTTCAACTATGAGGCGCTCACCTACGACGCCGACGTGACGACCGCTGCTGCCAAGCTGGCGACTTTCCCGATTCAGAGCGGCATCAAGCTGCGCGCCCTGGCCTGACCTGGAGCACCCAAAATGGCACTCGCTACCTACGACACCGCCACCATGATGGAGCTGCTGCAGAAACTGCAGCCCGAAGCTCCCCCGATGTGGCTGACGACGTTCTTCCCGGCCGTCCGCACTTTCGACACCCAGTACATCGACTTCGACGTGGTTGGCCCGGCCTACAAGCGCCTGGCCCCCTTCGTCGCTCCGAACGTCCAGGGTCAGCCGATGAAGCTGCAGGGCGGTCACACCAACCGCTTCACCCCGGCCTACATCAAGCCGAAGGACATGGTGGACCCGAGCAAGGCGTTCGAGCGCCGTGCCGGAGAGCCCTATGGCGGCAACCTGAGCCCGGATCAGCGCATGATGGCCGCCCGCGCCGACATCGTGCGCCTGCACCAGGAGTCGATCAATCGCCGCTGGGAAGTGATGGCTGCAAGTGCCATCCTGAACGGCTCGGTGACCGTGGCCGGTGACAACTACCCGTCGCAGACCGTCAGCTTCAACCGCGCCGCCGGCCACACCATCACCCTGGGCTCCGGCAGCCGCTGGGGTGACTTGGGCGTCAACCCGCTGACCAGCATCGAGACGTGGGCGACCACGCTGCACACGGCGTCGGGCTATGTGGCCACCATCGTCATCATGGGCACCAGCGCGTGGGCGGCTTTCTCGGCCGACCAGAATGTCAAGGACGCCCTGGACCGCAACAGCCGCGGCACCGAGCGTCTGATGCTCAACACACTGCCCGGTGACGGCACCAGCCTGCAGTACAAGGGCACGGATGGCAGCCGCCAGTACTACGTCTACGCCGACTTCTACCAGGATGCGGACGGCAACAGCACCGCCATCATGGACCCGCGCGACGTGCTGCTGGCCAACCCCGCTGGCGTGAACGGCGTGCGCTGCTTCGGCGCCATCATGGACCCGCGCGCCGGCTATGTGTCGGTGCCCATCTTCGGCAAGAACTTCATTCAGGAAGATCCGGCCGGTGAGTTCGTGATGCACCAATCGGCCCCGCTGATGGTCCCGCGTGAGCCCAACGCAACCCTGAAGGCACGGGTGGTCGCATGAAACTGATCGCAGTCACCTTCATCCAGCGCAAGGCTGGTGACGCCCTCCCGGGGGAGACCTTCGACGAGGCGAACGCCAAGGAAGCCGATTGGCTGGTGAAGAACGGCGCTGCCGTGCCTGCCCCGGCCGAACCGGCTCCTGCCCCCGTCAAGCCCACCAAGCCCGTGGTGAGCTGACATGAGCTGGTCTGACATCTTTGCCGAGGCGCTGGGGGAGGTTCACGCTACCTTCGCCCACCCGGGAACCTACACGGAGCCTGGTGGCGCCCCGGCAGATGTCAGTGTCCGCTTCTACCACGAGGTGATCCGTCATGGGGACCTGGACCGCGAGGGTTACGCCCGGGTCCTCAGTGACGAGACCATCCTGGTGCTTCTGCAGTCGGAGCTGACCGACCCGCCAGCCGACAATGCTGTGGTTGACCTTGGCACCTGGGGCGTGTGGCGCCTCCTGCGCCGAGAGCCTTCCCACAACCCTGTCGAGTGGCACGTCCACGCTTCCCGCGTCCAATGATCCGCACCGTCGTCAGCGGCCTCGACCGCCTCGCAGACTACTACCGTCGCTACCCGGAGATCGCGGAGCGCGCGGGCACCACTGCGACCAATGACGCCGCGGCGCACGCGCTTGCCCTGGCCCGCCGTGTGGTGCGCCAGGACGCCAACCTCACCGCCAGCTACATCAACGACCCCGACAAACTGCGGGTGGCACGCAAGGCCGGCCGCGTGAGCGGTGAAGCCGTGGTGCTGGCCAACGCCCGACCCATCTCCCTGGCTCGCTACGCGACCGGAGGGCAGGGGTTTGGCCGCCAGCGGGGCGTCACGGTGCGCGTCAAGCGAGGTGGCGCCAGCAAGCACATGCGCAAGGCGTTCTTGCTCCCGCTCAAGCAGGGCAGCCGCAGCGTGGACGTTGGCGCCGGCATCTACAACCGCGGCCTGGCGCTGCGGTTGCCGGAAGGGCAGACCATCAAGAACAAGCGGGTGGCCAAGAAGCTCAAGGGTGGGGGCAACACCTGGTTGCTCTACGGCCCAAGTGTGCACCAGATTTTCCGCCAGTCCCTCCCGGAGGTCTCCGCGGCCACCTCGGACTACTTCGAGCGCCGGTTCTTCTACCAGCTCGGTCGAGGGTTGAAGCGTGGCTGACCCCAAGCGACTCCGGGTCCTGAAGGCCATCTCCGCTCTGCTGCAGCAGGTCACGGTGACCAACGGCTACCAACACGACCTAAGCGGCGCAGGCCGCGTAGTGCGTGGCAGGCTCACCTTCGGCGCCAACGCCCCGGTGCCCATGGTGGCCATCAACGAGCCCCTCAATCCCGATCGGGAAGCGCGCCGCGCGGGCACCACGGGCCACATTGCCAGGGAAGTGTGGTCTCTGCTCATCCAGGGCTGGGCGGCCGACGACTATGAGAACCCCACGGATCCAGCGCACCTGCTGATGGCGGATGTCAAGAAGGCGCTGGCCACGGTCAACGTGGACACCCACGCCAATTACCGTCTCGGCGGGCTCGTTGGCAAAATTCAGCTTGAGCCCGGCACCGTGCGACCGCCCGAGCCGGACGTGAGCGACAAAGCGTTCTTCTACCTCCACGCTGATGTGGAGTTTGTTGAGGACACCCTTGACCCCTACGGGTCGTAATCACCGGAGGCCACCATGGCAAACCAAGTCCTGGGTCGAGGCAAGTTCTACTTCGACCCCTTCACCAGCGAAAGCGCCAAGGTTCTCACCGGCGCCCGCGCTCTGGGCAACGTGCCCGAGGCGTCCATGTCTGTGGAGACCACCACGCTGGACCACTACTCCAGCGAGCAGGCCACGCGGGTCAAGGACCAGTCGGTGCAGCTTGAGGTCAACCGCACCCTGTCGTTCACCATCGACTCGATGACCGACGAGAACCTGGCGATGTTCTTCGGCGGCACGGTCTCCAGTGTCAGCCAGGCTGCCGCCACTGGTTCTACGAGCGTGTTCCCGGTGCTGACCGGCGATCGAACCTACCAGCTCGGCGTCACCTCGGGCAACCCGGCCGGCGTGCGCAACGTCTCCAGCGTGACCATCTCCGGTGGCACCCTGGGCACCGACTTCACGGTGGACGCCACCAATGGCCGGGTCTACATCGTGAGCGGCGGCGCCCTGGACGGGGACACCAACGTCACCATCACCTACAACGTGGCCGCCAGCACCCGGTCGCGCATCACGGCCAGCACTGCCACCACCAAGGTGGGCCGCCTGGAGTTCATCTCCGACAACACCGCAGGCGACAACCACGTGTGGGTATTCCCCTACGTGAAGATCACGGCTAGCGGCGAGATGACGCTGATCGGCGAGGACTGGGCCAACGTCGGCTTCAACGTCGAGGTCCTGCGCACCAGCGACACGGTCGAGGCCGTATACTGCGACGGCACGCCGGTACTGGCGTAAGGAGCAGTAGCGTATGAGCCTTGAGGCCCTCCTCAAGGCCCTGCCGCAAGAAGAGGTCTCCTACATGGGGACCTCTTTTTTCGTCCGGGGCCTGTCGCTGACCCACCTGTCAGCATTGATCGCCGGGCGGCGTGCCGATGTGCAGACCGCCCTCAACCGCTGGGCTGACCTGAAGGGAGACGCGGGCGCCTTCGCCACCGCGCTCATCACCGAGCTGCCCGCCTTGGCCGCCGCAGTGATTGCACAGGGTGCCGACCGCCCTGACCTGGCCGACCAGGTGGCCGCCGGACTGCCCGCCCCTGTGCAGGTGGAGGCCCTGGCCAAGATTGCGCGCCTGACCTTCGAGAATCCAGCCAAAGCGGGGGAGTTCCTCGCCACCGTCCTGCGGGCGGTCCAGGCCGGCAAGGCGGTGGCGACCTTGGCAGCATCATTGAAGGACTGACGGCCGACAGCTCCCTGCTGATGGCGCAGGGGCACCCGTTGGCCCGGCACTACCCCCTCTGGCAACTGTGGTCGGATGCGACAATCGCGCGCAACCGCGTCACTCAGCAGATGCTCACCGAGGCGGTAGTGCTCCAGACAGCAGTAGGGGCACTACTGAGCAAGGCCGGGCACAAGGCGTGGAAAGACCTGGTCAAGCAGTTGACCCCGAAGTGAGCACGCCATGGCCAACGAGAACCGCGTCGAGCTAGTCATCCGGGCGAAGGACCTCGCCAAGAAGTCCATCGCCGACCTTGCGGACACCATCGACCGCCTGCAGACCGAGCTTGAGCAGGTGGACCGCGCGGGCGGCCCGGCCAGCCGCTCGGTCGCAGAGCTGAAGCAGCAGCTTGCCGACCTGAAGACGGTGAGCGATGAGATTGGCCGCCGGAAGGCACTGGTCGAGCAGTTCAACCTGCAGGGTGCCGCGGTTGCCAGGTTGAGTGACCAGCTCGACAAGGCCAAGGCTGCGTACAACGCCCACCGCGAGGCCATGTCCGGTGCGGCCAAGGCGTCCAAAGAGCAGAAGGACATCCTGCGGGAGCTGGACTCCGCGCTCAAGACCGCCAACACCAGCTACCAGCGCGCCGCCGGCACCCAGGACCGCCTGCAGCGTGAGATGGCGGACTTGGGACTCAGTGCCCAGACCGCCGCTGCGGATCTGGCGACGCTGACCAAGGCCGAGCAGCGCCTGGACGCCGCGCAGATCAAGGCGGAAACCAATCTCCGTGGCCGGGACGCCGCTCTGCGGCAGCTCAACGCCACTGCCAAGGAGAACGCCCAGTTCGACAAGGCGCAGGAGCAGCGCCTGAAGAGTGTGGCCACGCTGCAGGACACTGTGGCGGCCGGTGCTGAGCGACTGGCCAGGGCGCGGCAGGCGGCGCAAGCTGTTGGTGCTGACACCACCCGCGTGGACCGGTTCGCGGACAACCGGCTGCGCCCCGAGGTGCTGGTCACGGCCGAGCGTGCAGAGCGTGCGTACGCCGCCGCGGTGCGCGCCACCGAGGCAGCCATCGCCGCCCGCAATGCCGAGTTGGCCCGGGACAAGTTCCGCGCCACCGCCGAGGAAGCCACCAGGGCCACCGAGGCAGCCCGACAGTTGGCCCGCGCGCTCAAGCTGCCGGAGCCCACCACCAACGCCAAGGCCATCGAGGCCATCGTCAGCCCGGCCAAGGCTGCGGCGGCCAGCCTGTCTACCGTATCGGCGGCGCTGGACCGCATCGACGCCCTGCCGGTGGCCGAGCAGTTCCAGGCGGTCAAGGCCAGCGCTGGAACGCTGGATGAGGCGCTCAAGCGCGTGGGCGCCGCGGCCAAGAGTCTGGACACGCTGGTGGCGCAGAAGGACGCCCTGCGGCAGGCCAACGCGCAATACCAGCAGGCCCGGGTGCAACTGCAGGCCCTGGCCGACCAGGTGCGCGGCAGCGCGGCTCCAAACGAGGCCCTGCTCAAGACCTTCCGCGCCCAGCAGGAGACTGTGCAGCGCACCGCCGCGGCGGTCCAGCAGGCAGGTCAGCGGTATCTGGAGACCCGCACCGCCCTGCGAGAGTTTGGTGTGGACACGGGCAATGTGGTTGCCGCCCAGCAGCAACTGGCGTCCACGGTCCAGCGCATCATTGCCACCCAGCGTGACGCCGCGGCCACTGCTGCCCTGCGCGCCGAGGCAGAGCGCCTGCTGGCCGAGAAGCTCAAGGCCAACCTGCCCCTGCAGCAGGCCATTGAGGCAGGAGAGCGCCGGTTGGCTGCCGCGCGCAAGACCGCCGCCCAAGCTGGGGCGGACCTGGGCCGCGTGGACGCATTCAAGGCCGACACGCTGCGCCCCGAGGTGCTGCGCACGGCCGAGCGTGCAGAGCGTGCCTACGCGGCAGCCGTGGCCGCCACAGGGGCTGCCCTGGAGTCGCGCAAGGCTGCGGTGGTGCGCGACGAGTTCCGCGGCCTGGCCAACAACGCCAACGTGGCCGCTGAGGCTGCGCGCGGCCTCGCGCGGGCGCTGGCCCTGCCGGAGCCCAAGCTCAACAGCGCCGCCGTGGCCGCCATCATCCAACCGGCCAAGGAAGCCTCCAGCACGCTGGGGGGCCTGGCCACGGTTCTGGAGCGCGTCAACGCCGTGCCGGTCAAGGCGCAGACCAAGGCGCAGTTTGACGCGCTGCGGGAGAGCGCTGCCCCCTTGGCCGAATCGCTGCGCCGGGTCGAGCAGGCGGCCCGTGGCCTGGACGCGCTCAACGCACAGCAGGCCGCGGTGCAGAGCGCGGGGCAAGCCTATGCTGACGCCCGGGCAAAGCTGCGTGACCTGGCGCAGCAGGTGGCGTCAGCCGAAGCGCCCAACGCCGACCTCAAGCGGGCCTTCGAGCAGCAGCAGGCCGCGGTGCAGCGCGCGGGGCAAGCCCTCGGTGAGGCGGCCACGCAGTTCCGTGCTACCAGGGCAGAGCTGCGGGCGTTTGGCGTGGACACGCGCAACGCCGCCACGGCGGGCAAGCAACTGCAGACCGCTGCCGGCGAGATCGTGGCGGCCCAGGCCAAGGTGGCGGCGGGCACGCACGAGACCACCCGGGCTTTCCGCCTGTGGGGCGAGGGCGGCCGGACCACCCTCAGCTACGCCCAGCGCATCCGCGGCGAGTTCTTGGCGATGGCCACATCGGTGGTCGGCCTGTACTCGGCCATCCAGGTGGGCCAGAGTGCCATTGATGCCGCGAGCAGCCGCGAGCAGGTCATCAAGCAACTGGTGCTCATCACGGGCAATGCCGAGGAAGCGCGGGTCAAGTATCAGCAGCTCGGCCAGACCGCTGACGAGGTAGGGGTCAACTTCGCCGCAGCCAGCAAGGGCTACACCGACATCGCCTTCGCCGCGCGGGAGGCGGGGGTGTCGGCCGGCGAGGTGGATCGGTTCTACAAGAACCTCCTGCTCACCACCCGTGACCTGAGCCTGAGCGGCCAACAGACCGAGCGGATCTTCTACGCGGTCTCGCAAATCTTCTCGAAGAACAAGCTGTCGTCCGAAGAACTTGGCCAGCAGTTGGGCGAGTCGCTCAAGGGCATCCTGGGGGTGTCCGCGCAGGCCGCAGGTGTGATGGCCAAGGACTTCCAGAAGGCCCTGGAGGGCGGCCAGTTCACGGGTGACGCCATCATCGGCATCATCGACAAGTACCGCGAGAAGCTCGCCGGGCTCGGAGGTCAGCAGGACGGCTATGTGCAGGCGCAGGCCCGCTTCGAGAACGCCCTGACTCGCCTCAAGCTGCAACTGGCCGACACGGGCTTCCTGGACGCCGTCACCAACGCCCTGAAGACCCTCACCTCCGCAGCCAACAATGGCGACTTCCGGGCCGGCGTGCAGGCGCTTGGGGCGGCGTTCACGGGGTTGGCCAAGGCGGTCATCTGGGCGGTTGAGCACGTGCAAACGCTGGAGGTCATCCTCGGGATCCTGGTCGCCGGGAAGGTCGTCGGTTGGCTCGGTGGTGTGGCAGCGTCCATGGCGGCCGTTGGCACCGCAGGCAACCTTGCCGCGGCGGGAACCGCCAACCTCACCGGTGCGCTCACCCTCCTCGGCAGCATTCCCGTGGTGGGGTGGGCCTTGGCTGCTGTTGCCGCTGTGGCGGCGCTGGACCAGGCATTCGCCGCAGTGCACGAGCCCATCGTCCTGGTGGTGGGCACACTCAAGGAACTGGTTGGCCTCTTCACCGTGAGCAGCCCGACCGAGTGGATTGAGCAGGCGCGTGGGGCCATGGTCCGCCTGGGCGAGCAGGTGGCGCAGGTGAAACGCGCCTGGGGCTTTGGGCTGGAAGAGAAGCCTGCCGCTGCCCCGGCGACCCCTTCTGCAGGCGGCGGCCGGGGCGCGGACGCCTCTGGGCAACTCAAGGCGTGGCAGGAGTACACCGCCACCAACCAGGCGCAGGCCCGGATTGCGTCCCAGGCCCAGGCAGGGGCACTCAAGAAGATCGACGATGAGTTGGAGAAGGGGCTCAAGTCCGCCAACCAGAAGATTGCCGAGAAGCGGGGCGACCTGCTGGGTGCCGCCCGAGAGCAGTACAAAGAGCTGCAGGACGAGATTGACAGCCTGGCCAAGCGCGACACCGCCGCTGCCGCTGACCGCCAGAAAAAGCTCGACGCGCTCATCGCGGCCACCGTGCGCGCCAACACCCCCAAGGCCAACGTCAAAGACCTGCGCGCAGCCAACCAGGCTGCCATCGAGGCCATCAAAGGCGACATCGAACAGGCCAAGGCCGACATCGAGGCGGGCCTCAAGCGTGTGGACGAAGCCTTCCAGGACAACCTGCTGTCCATCGAGGGCTACTACGCCAAGCGCTCGGCTGCGGCGCAGGCTGCAGAGCGGGCCGAGGTGGACGGCCTGCTGCGCCAGATTGCCTTGCTGGAGACCACCCGCGCCAAGGATCCGCAGGCGGCCAAGGCAATCGAGGACGCCTGGAACAAGGTGGCCGCCGCGGCCAACAAGTCGGCGGAGGACCAGCGAGCCAACGCCCGCGCCGCGGTTGAGGCGGTGCGCCAGGTGCGCGAGCAGTTCCAACAGGCCAGCATTGCGCTGGACCGCATGCGTGGCGACACGCTCACCGCAGACCTGCTGGAGGCCCGTGGCGAGTACGTGAAGCTGCTGGAGTCCGCCACCAAGTTGACCGGTGAGGAGCGCGTCAGGGCTGAGCTGATCGCCCAGCAGACCTACGACCTCCAGGTGCAGACCGCCCAACTGCAGGACCTGGCCAACCAGCAGGAGCATCTGCGCAACCTGTCGCAGGCCGCGGTCGAGGCCGCGCGCCTCGGACCCTTCAGCCAGGCGGCGGCACAGCAGCAGATCAACCGCCAGCAACTGGCCGACCTGGAGGCACTGGCTGAGCAGTACCGCGCCATGGGCATGGCTGGCACGGCGGCCTACCGCGGCATCCAGGTGGAGATCGTCAAGCTGAGCGCCCAGACCGACCTGGTCATCGACAAGTTGGCCGACATGGCAGGCGCGGCCACGACGGGGCTGATCGAAGAAATGACGCGCAAGGGATCCAACGCCAGCGACTGGTTCACGGCGTTCGGCAAGTCGCTGGCCAACAGCCTCACCAAGGCATTCGCTGACGAGGCGGCAGCGGGCATGGCCAACGCCGTGCGCGAGGCGCTCAAGGCCGCATCCAGTGGCGCGGCGGGGTCGTGGCTCGCCGGCCTGTTCGGGGGAGGTGTGGGCGCCTCTGGCACCACTATGTCCGGGTCCCCCGTCATGCTTCCAACAGCTCACGTTGGTGCCCTGGTTGGGCATGGCTCGGGCAACCACCGCAGCAGCCGCACCTTCGACCCGGTGGCGCTGTCGGCAGCCGTGGCCTCGGCGCCGCGATACCACACGGGGGCGGCGGGCCTGGGTCTGCGCAGTGACGAGGTGCTGAGCGTGCTCAAAAAGCAGGAGGAGGTGCTGGCCGCCGACGACCCGCGCAACATCCTCAACGGCGGTGCAGCGGCCCGCCCTGGGGCACCTGCAGTCGCTGCGGCTGTCCCTCAGATCAAAATCATCAATACGATCGACCCAACCGAGGTGGTCAGCCAGGGCCTCACCAGCGCCGCAGGGGAGAAGGCATTCCTCAACGCCGTGAGCGCCAACCGTGAGACTGTCCGCAAAATGCTTGGTGTCAAGTAGTTGACAGCGGCGTCAGTAGCGGGCAAACTGCAGGGCATCAACTACCTGGAGATGACCACATGACCCTGGCAGAACAACTCGCTACCCTACTTGAGCAAGGCCACGACCAACCGCGCCACAGGGTGGTCGCGGCAGAAGAGCTTCGCCGGCTGCGCGCAGAGGTTGACCAGTTGCGTGCGGAGCTGACCGCACTGCGGGAGGCTGCAAGCGCCATCGTTGACCGCGACTTCACGTTCTTCTCGGGCGAGATGATCGGGGCGTCGCGAAAGATCACGCGCGCCGAAGTGCTCGCCTTGCGCGCGGCATCGGCCAGCAAGCCAGGAGCCACAAAATGACCCAGTACCGAGTGACCATCTCGCACGACGCCTGCACTGTGCACGATGTCGAGTCCTGCAGCCCGGAGGAAGCCGCTGAACGCGCCATGGAAAGCTGTGGAAGCGTGACCCTGTGCCACCACTGCAGCGACGAACTGCAGATGGGCGACCCGATCCGTGCTGCGTGCGTGGAGAACCTGGAGGACGGCACCCACATTGATGCCGTTGACCCGGAACTGACCGCGTTGCGGGAGCAGAAGCCACTGACGGAGGAACAGATCGCCGTTGCATTCGGCTGGAAACAGGGATTCGGCCCACTGTACAGCGAAGTAATCGCAACCCGAGTTGTTGAGCGCGCCCACGGCATCGGTCAGCCGGCCAACAAACCAGGAGCCACAAAATGACCTACGCCTACAGCCTGGACGGCGGGGAAACCTACCACGGCAGCGAGCCGACGCCCGAGGACGCTCTGGGCGTCGCGCACGATGATCTGTCCACCGAGTACGAGGCAGGGACTATTTGCGTAGTGCACGTTGCCCGCCTCGTGCCGGGCGTCGAGATCCTGCGGAAGCAGACCATCGCATTGGAGATCATCACCGAACACGTGTGCGGGCGCCTTGAGGAGGCGCTCTATGACGAGGTCGGGGGAGATGAGCAACTGATCGACGACCTGACCACGGGACAGCGCCAGAGCCTCGGCCGGGCCATCCTGGAGATCATCGCCGCCACCGGCGCGATCAAAGGGCAGGGGCTGGCCGACGACACCGTGCACCAACTCACCCTGGAGAACTGACATGCCCAGCTACGCGCACCTCACGCAATTCAGCGCCACCGATCCGCTGCCGTTGACCCTCGGGCCTGTCGTGCGGCCTCCCGCTCCGGCGCCCGCGCCCTGCCCACTGCAGGCGTTCGAGCGTGGAGACCATGGCGCCCAACCCGCGCATGGACTCTGGCACCCGCGCGTCGGCGACATTGTGGACACGGACTATGGCCGAGCTGTGGTGTTGGTGTGCCGACCCGAAGACTCCTGTGTCACTGTTGGGAGCCCCAGTGGGGTCATGGCCTTCCT